CCCAAGCCGGAAACCGTAAGAAAGCCCAAAGCAAAAACACAAACCCAAGGCGGGTTTAATGGCCGACCGTATCTTGTAACCGAACGGAGATAAACGAAATGGATTCTTTGCCGACAGTAGGAACGAACGAACAAACCGAAGTTTCGCCGATGGAAGAAAAGCCGAAGGAAGAAAAGAAGAAGCCGACGACCCGTAAACCCCGGAAGAAAAAGGGAACGGTTACCATTGAAGTTCCGTTAAGCGAAAACGCGACAGGATACGCTACGACTAGAATTGATGTGCAAGGGCTTTCCGGAGCTTGCGCCCGAACATTTAAGAGACTCACGCGGGGCTTAGAAGATTCCAACAGCAAATTAAAAGACGGTTCGCCGGTGAATAATAACACGAAGGCGATTAAATGGCTTTTGGAACAATTAGACCAGTAAGCCAAAACCGTAAAACGGTAAGGGGTTTCCGGTTTTTTTATTATTCTTGCGAAACTGTTTTTCAATTAAATTTAATCCTATGTCTGAAAATACGACCTACACCGTCGAACAAATCGAACAAACGCTTTTAGATAACGCCGACTTCGAAGAAGCCGACAGCGTTACCAAAGCGAAAGCATTTGTTACAGCGGCCAAGCGGTGGCTAATTCTGCGACCCAATAGCGCAAGCCATCAGGGTAATAGTTTGAGCTTAAACGCGGGGCAAGTCGAATCAATGATGATTCGGGCCCAAGATTTCATTTCAGCAAATGCGGTTAATTCCGGTCGCGTTCGATTCCTTGGAATGGACGGGTTTACACGATGAACAAAAAGAAAAAGACCGGGCTTCAAAACTATTGGGAAAACCTACAGGCCGATTACGATATGTCGCGGGAATCGCGATTTGTCCGACGCCGAACCGGATTGGCCCCCCAAGGGGGAACCGCCGATTATCATACTCGTGTTGAATGGCAATATTACAACGATATAGAAAAAGCCCGCGACATGGACCGGAACGATTCGGTTATAGGGCAAACAATCGACCGGGCGGTTTCTAATGAAGTTCAGCAGGGTTTTACCGTCGACCCCCAAACCGGAGATAAACAAGCCGACGAAGCAATAAAAGCAATTTGGGCGGATTGGTCTTGCAATCCCGACGCAGTAGATATTGCCGGGGAAATGACGTTTTTGGATTACGAAGTCGCAGCTTCGCGGGCCAGCAAATTAGACGGCGATTGTGTGATAACGGGAACCGTGGACGGCCATTTACAGTTTTTCGAAGCCCACACAATAGGAACCGCCCGACAAAAAGAAAATGTCGTTTTGGGCGTCGAAATGAATCAGTTTCGAAAGCGTCTAAGATATTACATTACGCGGGATTTGGTGGACCCCTACGCGACCGGTCGCGCTACCAGCTTCGGAGCAACCGAAACCGCATTGGATGTAAGGGACGAAAACGGGATTCGTCAATTGTTCCACGTTTACAATCCGAAGCGAACCACAATGACCAGGGGAATCACCGCATTAGCCCCCGTCTTTCAATTGGCGGGAATGTTGGAAGATGTCAATTTTGCCAAAGTCGTTCAGCAGCAAATCGTTTCTTGTTTCGCGATATTCCGTAAACAAGCAATGGGGGCCGGTGGACTTCCAAGCGTTCAGGGTTACGGATACAGCGAAAGCGAAACGACCGGAGCCGGAACGCGGGCCATTGAAGGAATAACGCCTGGAATGGAAATTATCGGAGCCCCTGGCGAAGAATTGCAGGGGTTTTCGCCGAATGTTCCGAATAGCGAATATTTCGAACACGTGAAATTGATTTTGCAGCTAATCGGCGTGAATCTCGGTTTGCCGCTTTGCTTGGTTCTAATGGACGGAAGCGAAACCAATTTCAGCGGATGGCGGGGAGCCGTAGACGAAGCCCGCAAGGGTTTTAAGCGGAACCAAGAAAACCTAATTAAACGATTCCATTCGCCGGTTTACGTTTGGAAACTCCACCAAATGTTGGCGGAAGATAACGCTTTGGCGAATCTATACGGTCGAATCGGCGAACGATTCTTTAAGCACCGATGGAACCCCCAATATTGGCCGTATATCGAACCGGTAAAAGATGCCGAAGGCGACCTTAAACAGTTACGCGGATGCCTTAATTCGCCGCGTAGGGTTCAATCTAACAATGGCCGGCAATGGGACGAAGTATACGCGGAAGCGATAGACGATTACGCGGGAGCAATCGCCAGGGCTAAAGCCCAAGCCATTAAACTAAACGAAACTTATAAAGACGGGCAGCCCGTACACTGGCGGGATTTGCTGCCATTGCCAAGCCCCGAAGGGGTTTCCGCTTCGATGCAAATTGAACCGCCCGCCGAAGAACCACAAACCGAATTAGACGGGGGCGAAGATGGCCGATAAATATCAGCCCCCAAGCGGAGCCGCGGGAAACGCAAAAAAGGTTTTGCGATGGCGGGAAGAACACGGGGACGAAGTTAAAGGAATGACGCGAACCGGTTGGGTTCGGGCCAGACAATTAGCAAGCGGGGAACCGGTTTCGGCCGACATTGTTAAACGAATGGCTTCCTTTAATCGACACCGCAAAAACGCCGCGGTGAATCCCGAATTCAAATCGACGCCCTGGAAGGATAAAGGCTACGTCGCTTGGTTGGGATGGGGCGGGGATACCGGGATAAATTGGGCCATTGAAACAGCGAAAAGAATAAACAAACCGAAAGCCGAATTAGAGGCGAAGCAAATGGAACAAATCGAAATCTATGGGGACGTAGAAACCGGAATTGCGGAAGGTTTGCGGGAACGGTTACCCGATGGACCGGTTACGGTTCGAATCAATAGCGACGGCGGAAGCGTTCGCGAAGGTTTAGCGATTTACAACATTCTAAAAGAACATCCCCACGAAGTTACGACAGTAATAGACGGCGGGGCGTTTTCAATCGCCGCTTATATCGCGATGGCCGGAGACAAACGCGAGATTTCCGAAAACGGAATGTTAATGGTTCACGGGGCCAGGTCGGAAACCTTCGGCAATGTTAGCCAACACGAACAAACCGTGGAAATGTTAAAGACCGCCGACGCTGCAATGAAAAAAGCATTTATCGAAGCAACCGGGAAAACCCCCGAAGATGTTTCCGCGATGCTTGCGGTCGATACCTGGTTGGATGCCGACCAAGCATTGGCGGAAGGTTTCGTAACGGAAATCACGAAAAAACAAACGCTGGAAGCGTTCGCTTTTAGCGATTCAATATTAAACAGGATGCCGCCGCGATTGGTGGCGAAACTTAACAACACGGAGATAGAAAAAATGGCGACACCAAAAGCCGCGACCTATCAAGAGTTAAAAGCGATTAGCAGCGATAAAGATTTTATCGTAGCTATGCTGGAAACCGAAGCGACGGTGGAAGAAGCCGAAGCCGAAAAAATGAAGGCGATGGAAGAAAAAGCCGACTTAGCCGAAGCCCTGGAAGAAGAAAACAAAGAGCTTAAAGCTATGTTGAAAGAAGCCGAAGCCAAACTTTCAGCAATGGAAGAAGAAAAAGAAGAAGTTTCCGCGGGTTACGAAGTGGAAGCAATGGAAGAAGAAGAAGAAGAAAAGCAAATCGTTATTAAAGCCAAATCGGGGAATTCCCCGGTCGCGAACGCAAGCGGACGCCCCCAAGCAACCGCCGCGGAGCAATGGCAAAACGCGATTGAAAAAGAAATTGCCAAGGGTCGAAATCGGGCCGACGCGGTACGTAATGCGAACCGTCGAAACCCTGGTTTACGGGCCGCTTATTTAGCCGAAATCAACTAAGAAAGGATTTTAGAAAATGTCACAATTTAACGACACCGGATATTTAGCAGCAACCGCCGACGCTGCGATTGGTCTTTACGAACGGGTTAAACTCGACTCCGACGGTAAGGTTACCCAAGCGGGATTGGCCGACCGCGGGATTGGCGTTTGTATGACCGAAGCATTTGCTTCCGGCGATGTAATTAACGTCGCGCTTTTCAGCAAAGCCGGAACGATGAAAATGATTGCCAGCGAAGCATTGAACGCGGGCGTTTTGGTTTATTCCGAAGCCAGCGGAAAAGTTCAAGACACCGCCCAAGCTACAAGCTACCTGGTCGGAATCGCTTTAGAAGCCGCGACCGCGGATAACGATGTTATCGAAGTAATGCCCGTCGTCGGCGGAATTACTGCTAACAGCTAAAACAAAATTTAAGGAGTTAATAAAATGCCGAACCCATCAAGTTCATTAAGTACCCTTCGACCGGACATTGCCGAATCGTTTATGGAATTCGATTTGGCGATGGACGCCCAAGGGTTTGTTTCCCATCGTGTTTTCCCCGTTGTCGAAGTCGCTTCCCAATCGGGGAACTTCGGAAAGATTCCTTTGGCCCAATTGCTACAACAGCGCGACACAAAACGCGCCCCTGGTAGCGGTTACGCCCGCGGGAATTTTACTTTCGAACCCGCTACTTACACTTGCCTAGAACACGGAGCCGAAGAACCCGTG